ATTTCAGGCAATAAAAAAGGCCGCCGTGGCGACCTTATTCAATCGGGTGATTAATTATCTGAATTTAAGTTCTTTTTTAGCATCCATGACAATGGCATCAATGATTTTTTGAGTCTCCCCAGACATGTCACTATATGCCATAAATTCTGGGTATCCATCGACAGCAACATTGTGTTCTATGCCTGCGTCCTTTTCTATAAATCGGCTCAAGAGCTCTTTAGTGCTTTGACTTAGCGAGACAGGAGCCAGTACAAAATGGCGTTGAACTTGCCTTAATAATTGATGATATCTTTTCCAATCTACAGTTCGGCCTTTCCGCGGTTTGTCATTTTTACCTGCATTGTATTTTTCCTCAGCATAGTAATGAGCCTGTCCGTATAATGACTTAAGCTCAATTAAGTCATCAACCAGTTGGTTGTATGCTATATTTTTTTTCTCCCACCATTTCTCATGGTAGAAGCGCTTAAGAGCAACTTTAGCTGTGACAATTGCTGCCACCACTCCTGTTATTAACCCAACCCCCGCCTTGGATAAGAAATCCATTAAGTCAAATGTTCCGACCGCCATGGTGATGCTCCAGTTAATGTCTTTACACTAGAATATCACTTCACCCAGCGTTTACGCTCTTCCTCGAGCTTCTCAGCAAGGCCTTTGTTGAACAGGTTGCCGTCATCATCAAGAAGGCACGGAATCTGGCTGCAATAGCAGTTGTACCGGTTGCCATTTTGCGCGTAGAAGGCCTCCACTTCTTCCGTGGTGAACGTCTTTCCGTGTCGTGCAGCGTGCCAGGGGCGTGTCGTCGATTTCAGAGCCGATATCCACAACAGCGCTGTGTTAAGGCCCAGACGCTCCTTCGACCATTCTGCTTCTGACCATTGAGCCTGCCTTAACGCACCAACCTGCTCCGTCTGCGCTATCGTTTTGGCGCGGCTCATCGAAACATCCAGGCGCTTGCTAATCAGACTGGCTGTTTCTCGCGGGTTAACGCCCCGGCCTATCGCATCAGCGACGATGTTCGACAGGTCAGCGCGGGCAGCATCAGTGATTCCCCGCCATTCGCTGTAGGTCGAGATATAAGCCGCTGCCACCTGATTTTGATACGCCGGACTGCTTAGCAACTGCTGGAGCGTCGTGGACTGCTCATAGATTACTGACTGCGCTGACAGATTCGTGAATGCCTGCAATGTACCGCGCTGATACTCATCAGAAACGTACTGAAGCGCCCAGAGGTTGTTGCTCCCACCTTCGAGAAGATAATCGTCCAGAATCGTTTCTACGCGAAGCAGCAGGTCAGACAGTTGCTGTGGAGACATGTCATAGATGAAGGTGCCCGCATTCACCTGGTAGAGTGTGTCTGGCTTACTGCCTTCTCTCGCCAGGATGTAACCGTAGAGAGAATTGCCACTACGCTCCCTGCCGACCAGATACCCATCGAGCAACTGCCTCAGTGCCATCTTTATCTGGTAATAGCGGTTCTCGATATCCCGGAACATCCGGTTAACCGGTCGGTATGACTGCGTGGGGTCGGCTTTATTGCGCGGAATTATCGGGCTGCCCGGTCGTTGTCGGTTCTTCAATTGGGTCACCTGTCAGCGGGTCTGTAGTCGCGGTGCCGGCAGGCTCCTCCGGTTCACTGATTGGCTCCAGCTCGCCGACAGCACGAATCTCGTTCTCCGTTATCGCCGGAGTGCCGTATGCCTGCTGAGTGTCTTTAGCCACGGCTGCCAGCGCCTGCATATTTGCGATCTTCTCTTTCTCACTCGGCGCGAGTAGGTCAGACCACGCGAGCGTAACCTCGCCAGATTTCGGCGGGTCGATGACGCCAATCTGCCAGAAGCGCTCAATGACGCGGGTGATGAAGTCAGACATGAAACCCCAGCGGCGACCATTGCAGCGCTTCGCCCAATCAGTTTTGTCCTCATCCGAGGCAAGACGCCCGGTCTGCTGACCAAAGAGAATGGTGAACGGACACTGAATCGTCGCGGAGAACTCGTTAGCTGCTACTGTCCATGTGGGTGTCGGGTCAGCGGCTGCGACTGACAGCACCGACGGCGCGCCAGCCTGCATGACAAGTGCCGAATCCGTACCGCGGTTCATTCTGGAAATCTTGTCATTCAACGCTTCGCCGAGGTCTTTAAAACCTGCCTTCTCTGCCTGCGCTTGAAGGTTTTGCATGTCTGTATCTTTGTCGAACGCAATCCCAAGCTGGCGACTTGCGTTCTTCAGGAAGCCTTCAGCGCTACCACCTGAGGTTTTCTCAATGTCCAGCAGCTTGTTGTACCCGGCGCGCAAGAGTGGGATGCCGGAGAGCATATTCTCGTCTTCTGCGCCTTCACATAGGATGATTACGCGGCTCGGGTGAACCTGAACACTACGCACAGGACCATAAGTGCCGTCATCCCCGACTGGCTGCTCGTTGAAGTTGTACATCACAGGCTGGCCGTACGTTTCCGACATTGTATCTGTGTCGAAATTACCTGGTTTAATCTGCGCTTCCCATGCGGGGATAAGCTTAACAATTGCTTTCAGGCGTTCGGTGCCGAGTGACCGGATGTAGGCATCATTGATTGGCTCTTTCCATTCTCGGCCATCCTTAACCTGAATCAACAGAGCAGAATAGCGCCCAACGAGGTTACGGCGGTCGGCGTCCTTCAGCTTCGCCCAATGGCGCTTGAGAAGCTTCTCAACGGTGCGCTCCCATTCAGTGGTTTCGTCAGCTTCATCTTTCTCTTCACCATCGATTATGGTCGGATTATCGACCCAGCAGGATTCCAGAAGCTTATGCACCGCTGCATGAGCTACAGCATTACGCTCATAAGCACGATAATACTGGTCGAAACCTACATCGCTCGGATACCCGAACTCATCCCACAACTTGGTGCGCTTGGTGTTGCCGTTCTGTCCATTGGCGTACAGCATTCGTTGCCGCCCTATCGCATCAGCAAGGGCGTTCACGAGGAATGAAACCTCGCCTTGTTGTTCACTCACTGATGAGCTCCTTAGAAGAAGATTGCGCCTTTAGATTTGCGCTTGATGTATCCGTCGAGGCTGTAGCGGATCGCATCCCATGTATGCTCTTCACCGTCAGCGAGTTTAGGCAGTACCTCACCGGTGATGCGGTCTGTTTTGTAAGACCACATGCGAGCCTCACGAGCGACGTTCTTGCATCGTGGATGAATAATGATTTCGTCGAATCCGCGCAGATGGGCGATGCCATCCTCTACGCTGCCCTGCCACTTATCAGCAGCGGAGATATTGAATCCCTGGCGTTTGAGATAGCTGATTGTCTCTGGTCGCGCTGAGTCAGCCTTAATCGGCCATTCACGCGCGCCCGGTACGGTGTCGTAAAGCGCAGGCATGTGGTCAAGTTCAGTCTGTTGCCCGTAAGCCTCGTACTCGATGTACAGCCGATTGTGCAGGATGAAGGAGCGAACCAGTGTGTTAGGGTCTTTCGCGAAACCGAAGTCAGCACCGAAGTACAAACGCTCTGCCTCTTTCCACAGTTCATCAGAGAATTCAGCGACGCGGTATTTGCCAGCCAGCACCTGCTTATCGGAGTTTTCGAGATAAGCTCCTTCCCATACCCATGCATAGGTTGCCGGGTCGAGCCGCTTCTGGTCTTTCCTCCGGACGCCTTCCAGAACAGGCGGGAACCAGGGGTTGTCCATATAGTTCATTTCGACAGTGATGCAGTCGTCGCCCGGCTCTTTCCTGTAGCGCCTGTCCGTCGCGCTGCCATCGCGCTCAGGGTTCCAGGTAACCCATATTTCAGAGCCATCCTCGCGCACGGTGGGGTCAAGCTTCTGCCATGCTACCTCGCTGACTGTCTCGGCTTCGTCCACCCAGCACAGGAGGATGCGCGCTTTCGACTTAATGCTGTCGAGGTTGTGGCGGAGGCCGCAGAACACATAACTCACCCGCTTATCCAGCGTTCGAATGTACTTCTCGCCAATATCGAAGTTAGCAGCGAGCCAGGGAACCGCACGTATGGCCTGCTTCACTTCTTCCATGCTCGACTCTTCCAGTGAGTTCATAAACTCACGGGCGCACAGAATGACGCCTGACTCACCATTGCTGGCAGCCTGATAAGCCTTAACGGCTGTCATTAATGCGAATGTTCGTGTCTTTGCGCTACCTCGACCGCCATGTGAACAGCGATAACGCTTATTCGGCGCTATGAACAGTGGTGCCAGTTTCGCCGGTATCGGTAGCTGTACTGTCTGGCTCATGTGTTGGCTCTACCGGTACGAGTTGAATGGTTGTTGGCTGAGGGGTCATGCTGCCATCAGACGATTTGTGGTCGATTTCCTGGCTGACCTTATCGCCATACTTCTTAGGATTCATTCGGGCCAGCGCCCATTTGCGGGTATCAATTCGAAGCCGTGCTTTACCTACTGCGGCAGCCTCCTCCGCTACCGTATCAGCGATGTCGAACATCTCTTCGAAAATTGCGTCGGCTCGCGTCTCCGTGGCTTTCGCGTATTGGTCGCGAAACTCTTCATGCTGAGCAAGCCAGCGGAAGACAGTCGACTTATTCGGCATGCCTTGACGCTCACACACCTTGCGCAGGCTTTCACCATCGGCAAGCAGTGAGCAGATGTCAGCAGCCACCTCTGGTAAATAATCAGAAGGGCGGCCAGTTTTTGATTCGGTCGCCATAGTCATTCCTTACGATGTTTGTTCTCCAGTTTCAGGCTCAGGAACGTATTCCATCTCCTGCACGTTATCAGGTGCCAGGTATACCCATGAGCCGTCCTCACGTGCTATGCCGATGAAGCCGTTAATAATCTCGGGCTGAGATCGCTTCATCAGACCTTCATGCGTCTCACCGGATTTGGTGGTAACCGTGATGCGGTAGGTGTCTGGCATATTTACTCCAATAAAAAACCGCCCGGAGGCGGCTTGGTTATATCAAGGCATTGGTTGGCAGGTAGTTATGACGAAGAACCTATAATCCAAATCTCGCGCCTTAGCCATTGCATCGGCATATTCACCAACAGCAATATCTACGTTTTCAGGATCATCGACGCTCAAGAAGTGATATCCCTTTTCAAAAATAGAATAATTTTCGTCATAACACTCATAGACAAGAAAGAACTTCATGCACACCTCCATTAGTTGTTAAGTGTGTATATCGGCTTCTATTGGCTTGCCTTTAATATTCATCATCAGGCGCACTCGTAAA